TGTCCAGGCTCTCGCCGACGACTTGAAGGCGAACACTGATGCGCTTTCGCAGGCTGTTGTCGAGAATACGCCCGCGACTCCTTCGACTCCGTAAGCCGGCGCCCTCGGGCGCCCGTAACCATATTGGCGGCGGCAGAGTAGTGTGTTGAGTTTTCGAGAGAGTATTGGTGATGGTGCTCCCCTCGATATCTCCGCTTAGCAAGAGGCCTGAAGCTCCTCTTGATATTCCGCCGCCGCTTCGCTTTAAGCCTCTGATTGGAAAACCACGTAATATATCTATCGGAGCTATCCGCGTTCAAACGCAGATTCATCCCTCTATGTCGGCGGCGAAGGTCTCTGGAATTCGTTATGAGTGGCAAGTTTACGAGTGGCTTTCTAGAGTCCTCGGTTCAAAAGACAGACCCATTCATATACAACACTGTATACACTTTTCTGATGATAATGGCTATAGGACTTCCATCCCAGACGCATTTGTTGTGCTTGAGGAATTGGTGTTTCTCTTCGAAGTCAAAAGTCAGCATATGCCCGAAACGTGGTGGCAGTGCGAGAAGCTCTATAAGCCACTCTTAGAGGAGTTGTTTCAGAGGCCGGTGTTTTGTGTTGAGATTGTGAGGAACTTTGACCCTCAGATGCCATTTCCGTGCGAGGTTATTATAATCGAAGACCTTCAAAGCTACGTCAATCAGACGCATGTTATAAGCGAAGACCTAGACAGTTGGCCACCTCAGTGGGGTGTTTTTAAGTGGCGGAAACGGACGTAGATTTACAAGCTGCTTTAAGTGGTGATAGCCTGGCCATAAATAGCCAGCAGCTTAACCTTGAAGAGCTTGTTAAGCTTTGTGCTGTTGATTCGGAGTTGTTTGGAAAGTGCTTTTTTCCCGGAACGTTTCGCCAGAAGAGTCCCTCGTTTGCTAAAGAAATGTGGGGGCCGCTTGAAAATCCTCGGAATAGAATGGTGAATTTGATTGTGTTTCGCGGAGGAAGAAAGACTACTACTTTGAGAACTTTTGTTGCGAAGAGAATCTCTTATGGGATATCGAGAACTGTTCTTTGGATTGGGGTCTCAGAGCAAGATGCGTTTAGGTCGGTTGGGTGGCTCAAAAATCGTATCGAGAGGAACCATCTCTGGAGGCAGACTTTTAGTCTCGAAAAGGGAAAGAAGTGGGAAGAGAGCCAGATCGAGATTGTCCGGAAAGAGTTTGGAGATACTGTCTGGGTTCTTGGCGCAGGTATTACGGGAAGTCTTAGAGGTATCAACTTCGACGACTATAGGCCCGACCTTATCGTTATTGATGATCCGCAGACGGATGAGACCGCTGCAACAGCGGCTCAGAGAGAAAAGACGACGGATTTGATTCTCGGTGCTGTGAAGAACTCGCTGGCTCCTATAACGGAAGAGCCGAATGCGAAGATAGCTATGGCCATAACGCCGCAACACCAAGAAGATATCAGTCAACAGGCTCTTAAAGATCCGCAGTGGGAAAGTGTAGTCTTCCCGTGTTGGACTAAAGAAAGTCTAGATAAGCCGTTGAGTGAGCAAGAGAGTTCGTGGCCAGAACGCTTTACTACTGTGGAGTTGAGGGCTGATAAGGCGGCGGCGATTAGGCGGAATAAGCTTTCGATATTTGCGCGTGAAATGGAATGTCGCCTTGTCTCTCGCGAAACTGCCTCTTTTAAGCCTACATGGCTTGTTGTTAGGGATTATGAGAAGCCTCGAGGATGTTTTGCGGTGTTGGGGATTGATCCGGTACCGCCCCCGAGCGAGGCGCAAATAGCGAAGGCTCTTCAAACGAAAGACTGGGAATGTCAGTATGTTTGGGGAAGAAGTCAAGGCCGATATGAGCTTTTGGATTTTCGTCGTAATAGAGGTCATGAGCCTAATTGGTCTGTTACTACTGCTCTGGGGCTTGCTCGTGAATGGCGAGTAGCAAGGATAGTCGTCGAGGCGATAGCTTATCAGAGGGTTTTGAAGTGGATTCTTGAGCAGGAGATGCGCCGGCGTGGCACGTATTACCAGGTTCTTCCATTCGTATCGAAGCAGAAGAAATATGCTCGAATTATGTCGACTATTGGAACGCTCGGTCCGGAGGGATTGCTTGTCGTCGGGCCCGAGAATGATATATTCATTTCGCAATACGAGAGTTACGGCCCAACTTATCAGGGCGAGGATGATGATCTGGACGCGAGCTCGATTGCTCTGAGTGACTTGGCGAATCCGTATCTTGAAAGACTGAGCGCTGCAGGAGATCTAGATAGCTCGGATGTTGAAGAGTTGTCGGTGTTGACTGCTGGAAGAGCACCATGAAAAGGTCGCTTCTTCAGCGACGGCGAGAACAACGTAAGGAGTCGTCGCTTATCGCGACGAAGTCGCGATGCCGAAGATGACTATTAATATCCCGGCCGAAGGTCCGCTTCATAAGAAGCTTCAGGCGAAGCTCGATTCGCGCGTCCGTCTGGCGCTGCGCGGTCAGGAGCTCCAGCACGATACGTGGATTGATGCTGAAGAGACGACGATGGCCTTCGTGCCGGAGACGGAGGCGGACGCGGTTCGAAAGAATAAGCGTGATAATAATGCGATGCCAACGTATACGACTATTCAGGTGCCATATAGTTATGCGCTCTTGATGAGCGCCCATACCTATTGGACGAGTGTGTTCTTTAGTCGTTCGCCTGTTCATCAGTTTACTGGACGGCATGGCGAAGGAGAGATGCAAATTCAGGCCATGGAAGCTCTTATTGGGTATCAGTATGAGGTTGGTCAGTTTATGGTTCCTTATTATATATGGCTTTATGATTGCGGCAAATATGGTCACGGTGTCGTGGGGACGTATTGGGATAAGAGGATTCTCAATTATGGCCAGCTTGTTGAAATGGAGGACCCAGCTACGCCGGGTCAGATGAATGTCTATCAGACAACGCAGGAGATTCCGGGTTATGAGGGGAATTGCGTTTATAACGTCTCGCCGTGGGATTTCTTGCCTGATCCGCGGGTTCCGGTGAAGTTGTTTCAGACGGGGGAATTTGTAGCTATAAGGAAGCGGCTTGGATGGAATCAGATTTTGCAACGTCAAAAGCTTGGCTATTATATGAATATGGACAAGTTTACACAGAGGGCCTCTGATAGGTCTTCGGTCGTAGGAAGTGGCGTAGGTGGAGCGAATACGGGTTCTTCGCAGCTGCAGAGGCCTCTGTTGAATGAGGACTTGAATGTTGATGAGAATGTAAAGCATCCAGCGGGGGCGGTTTTGTATGAGGTCTATGTTAATCTTGTGCCTAGTGAGTGGGGGGTTGGCGGGACTAATTATCCTCAAATTTGGTGCTTCACTATTACAGAAGACAGGGGTCTTATTATTGGTGCTTGTCCTCTTGGATTGGTGCATTGTCAGTTTCCTTTTGATGTTCTCGAGAATGAAGTAGAGGGGTATGGGCTTTTTAGTCGTGGTATTACGGAAATAATGGACCCTATTCAGAATACGATTGATTGGCTCTTGAATAGTCACTTTTATAATGTGCGTCAAAGTCTGAATAATCAGTTTATCGTTGATCCTTCAAAGTTGGTGATAAAGGATGTGCAGAATACGGGTCCTGGGTTTATTTGGCGCCTTCGTCCTGAGGCTTACGGTACTGACCTCAATACCATGTTTAAGCAGGTCGACGTTAGGGATGTCACGACGAACCACATGCTCGACTTTCAGGCGATGTTTGGTATCGGGGAGCGCACGATTGGAATTAACGACCAGATCATGGGGTCTATGGGAGGAAATCAAAGGAAGACGGCTACGGAGGTACGAACTACCACGGCTTTTGGGATTAATCGTCTTAAGACGACCTCAGAGTATATGTCTGGAATGGGATTTAGCCCTCATAGTCAGAAGTTAGTCCAGAATAGTCAGCAGCTTTATACGGCGCAGGCGAAGCTCCGTAGAGTTGGGAGTTTTGCGCAAGAAGCCGGTCAGCAGTTTATGAACGTCTCTCCGCAAGACATCGTTGGGTTCTTTGATTTGGTGCCGGTAGATGGGACTCTGCCTATCGACCGAATGGCGCAGGCGAATTTGTGGAAGGATATGCTTTCGAGCCTTCAAAGGATGCCTCCGCAAGTCTTGATGGCTTATGATTGGGGTCGGATTTTTGGTTGGGTTGCGCAGATTGCGGGGCTCAAGAATA